TTCCTTCAAGTTCCTCTGCGACCATCCGCAATTCTGTTGCGGTCACGCGCTCTGCGTTTCGTCGCATACCTGAGTTCAACAAGAAGGCGGTACTCAGGACTTCAGTTAGACGCCTGACCTCTTCAGCCGCAATCTGTAATCCCGTGACATTCGTGAATTGCATCATCGAAACGTCTTCGGGATTACCCACAACGATCTCACCGTTGTCGGCCTCTGCCATTCGTCTCCTCAAGTTGGCACCAGTGGCATTAGGTCTAATCATCCATATGTGTCGGGATGCCATCGTGCTTCCGTCGAGGAGAGCTTTTGCCATTCCATCTAAGGCGAAGAGATCGGCGTAGTGTTCCTCTACTTTGCCGCGCCCATAGTCTTCAGCTGGGACTAGGGACCATCGCAGTGGAATGAATGGGGATACGCTGTACGTTCCTTTGGATTTGGGAACGATCTGACCTTCAACTTCCTGATGAACGTCATACGTTAACTGTTTGTTTCGTTTGACTATTGTATATAGCTCAACGAACTCGTGACCAAGATCACTCTTTATTTCTGTCTGAACGGGAGACAGTTCGGGTGGAATCTTTTGGCGCACGATAATTTCTTTAACTGCGCCTGTTAGATCGCGTTCAATCACATACTGATCAAGGCGATAGACCCGAAGCTGGTTGTCGGGGCCAATGTACTCAAGGGCGTTCCCTGTCACGATCAACAGCTGCAACGCTAGGTTCGTGGACGAGCGCCAGTTGGCTCTGTCTATCTCCGACATGATCAGCTTCTCAGCGAGGCTGAAGCCAAGCTCAAGATCAGCTGGTGGTGATAGCTGGCCGCTCTCAATCAAAGCAGCGTTGGGAATCTGAAGTTTGAAAAAGGCGGTTCCTGGGGGAAGCAGTGCAGTCAGGAGCCGAGACGATAGGTTGACCACACAACGACTCCCCAAGCCCTGGTATGGCTCCGGCAATCGATCCGTATGATTATGGTGTTCGGGTGGAAGTAGAGATGGGAGCGTTAATTCTGCTGCCCTTCTAGCTCTCTGAAGAAAAGGCTCCCGCCTGAGTGCCAGTTCTTCATAACGTTCCTTGGCTGTTGCCATTTAGAGATTAACGCCGCTGGTGCCAGAGGTAATGGAGAGACCTGGGTTTAAGGGTATTCGCATCCCTCCGACTCCTCGCCGCCGTTTCCGCACGGCCTCGACCTGTTGAACAGCCTTTGCTCTCGCTTGGACTTCTTCAGGAGATTGCGGGAGATCAGCGTCCAGCGGAACTTCAGCGAATGTCTCTTCTGGTTTCGTGGGCGCTGGTGTCGTCGGAGCAACTACAGCTGGTTCGGGAGCGGGAGGTGGAGTGTAGGCTGGAATCTTTGGCGCAGAAAACAGGAATCCCATCAGGAAATCGCCACGCCTGATCCCTGACCAGAACCCACGGAACCAAGTTTGCTGACACGGACATTAGGGCGTCCCGCTGAACCCTTCTTGATTCTGAGGGTTTGGACACTCGTAGTCTCAGAGACAGACGTACCTGCAAATTTCTTGCGACGATTGATTTGTGCTTGGGCTGCATCACGGGCTTCAGCCGTACTGTACTCAATGTTTTGACTATCTCTAAAGACAGGAGGAGGAGGTGGTGGAGGAGGAGGAGCAACCACAGGAGCCGCTACCACAGGTTTTGGCGCTGGGGCTGGGGCTGGCGCAGGGGCGGCTTGCTGTACCACCCTCTTAGGTTTGGGTGCTATCCTTTTTACAATAGATCGAACAAAACTTCCCATCTCTCAGTCTCCAATCTCCTTCCACGCGAATGGAAATTCAATTTCCCATCCTAAGAATTTCATTTGATTTAGTGGTTTTGGGTCACGCCAGAAGACCATCAGCACACGAGCGTCTAGAAACCTCGCGTAGTTAATCACTTGCTTACTTACTGAGCGATCAAGCCATCTCCCATGAAAATCAGGATCGATGGCAACGTGGCCCTCAAAAATTCGGTATGTGTCGGGAACCAGTGTGTACCAGAAAAAGCCGACACGCTTTCTATCTGGTGTCTGCAAGCGACAGACAAACGCAAGCTGACGAAATTTCTCTACAGTCCAGCCTTCGTGTGGGTAGTTAACCCTTGCAAGAAAATCAATGATTTCCTCAGTCGGGTAGTACAGACGGAACTCAAGTTTCAAGCTCCCGCTCCTTCCAAGAGCGTAGCTCTTCCACCAGTTCCGCTTTCCCAGCGTATCTATGTGCTGCTTCTGGACTCTCATTCTCCAGAATACAGCGTTGTGGAAATAGCGTTACAAGATCATCAATCAAGTCGTACGAGCGCGGAGGTATGTAATTTGCTGGATCATCTGCAATACTGGGCGGCTTTAATCTAGGCATTACACACCCCTCCGTGACCAGTGATCTCGCAAATATCGTGGGTTTCAACGCCCTCTTCAAACTCCTCTCCCAATTTATCTATGGCGTCTTTGTATGGAACACTTGTAAGTGGCTGGCCACCCCTGCAACCATCGGGATAACAGGTGAAACCTCTCAGTTTGTGAGCGTATTTCGCTAGGGTCTGCGCGAATTTATCGGTGTCGAGCTTTGGATCATACGAAGGCAGATTGATTGTCGAGGAGATCGACATATCGACGTACTGTTGAACGTCTGCTTGAAACTTAATTCTTCGCTCATAGTCGTCGGCAAGATCAATCGCACTTTCGATTTTGCTTGGGTTAACCCCATAGAGGTCGATGAGTTCTTGCGCTGCACTATCGACAACGTACTGGTAAACCCAGTTTCGTTTTCCCTTTAGATAGCGACGGCGATATGCGACAGCAAAGATAGGCTCAATGCCAGTGCTAGTACCTGCCAATATGCCAATCGAACCTGTCGGCGCGACGCTTCGTACAGCCACAGGATTGCTGATAGACAGTTGATTGCTAAAGTCTCTAGCAACCACACGAGAGCGACCTTCGTATGTCGCCAGCCATTTGTGAAGCTCTTCCGTAACCTCATACTTTGATCCTTTCTTAATGAGCCATTCGTGGATACCCATGAGACCAAGGCCAAGACGCCTGTTCTTCTCACGGACCTGATAAATTTTCTGGTATGGGAGGTCTGCACGAAGCGTCCCGCACAGGAGGAACTTAGTGGCTAGTTCGACCACTCGTGCCAGATCATCGATAGAGTCGATACGCCCAAGATTTATGGAACCAAGGTTGCAAACATCTGAGTCATCCTCAGATGTGACCTCAGTACAGGCGTTGCGTAGGGTTTCGTTTTCTTTATCGAAGAAGTTGAATGAGAACCCTGGCTCTCCAGTCTTCAACGCCTGTTCGACATTGCGTTTAAACACTGAGCCTACATCGCCTGTCTGCCAGTAGTTCAGTAGCCACTCTGTGTCGTAGTTGACACTTATGTTTGTGTAGTCGAGCGGGGCTGGAAAATTGAAATCGAGGTGCTTGATGTCTCCAACACTGAGGTCAGTCCCAGCGACGGGCTGGTTGAACCAATCCTTCACATGAAGAAACTCATCGACATCTCCATGTTTCCAGTTCAGCGAGGCGTAGATGGCAGATCGACGTGATCCACCTTGCATGACGTTGCGCCCGATTTCGTTAATGAGGTGCATTTTTGGAACTGGACCAGAGGCTTGCCCACCCGTGGAACTAAGAGGCGCACCACTTGCTCTATAGACGCTGTAGTCCACACCGATACCACCGCCCGTCATTAGGCAGCTTTCAGCTTTCCATGAAAGGTCTGCCCAATCTTCGCGGGTGTCTTCTTCGGCTCGTAGAAGAAAGCAGTTGTTAAAGAACTTTTTGATTCTCCCTGCGTAGTAGAGGTATCGACCACCAGGGATGAACTGAAGGTTCTCTATTGCGTGAGTAAGCTCCTCCTTGTCACCTGTCGTCATTGCATCCCGACAAACATCCTCAACTAAAGTCTTCGAAAGTTCCGCCCACGTCTCGCAACCTTCATGGGCATACTTATGGTTAAAGATGTCTTCACTAAATTTAGATCGGAACATTGGATTCCGATTTGATCGAAAGGCACTCATTCAGGCTGTCCCTCCGATTGGAAAGTTGAGGTCAAACTGCTCCTCCTCTTCCTCGGCTTCCTTGATAAGCCTTTCGAGGTAGACCTTCGCTTTCTGGAGGTCTTGCGCCCCTCCCTTCCGTCTCCATCGACAGACGTATTTGATGACGTTTCCTTCTGCGAAGGTGAGTCCTCTGCTTGTGATGAAATCGATGGGTTCGATTCCTCCAGTGACGTAGTGGCGGGGACGATTGACATCATCGAAGGGTTCGTCGGGTGCCATAGAACGATCTCCTTTTTCTCTTTGTTGAAATCCTCGGCTCTCAAGATTCGAGCTAGACGTGCCTGTGTGATTGCGTCATCTTCTGTAAGTCCAGCGTCCCGATAAGCTGAAACCACTGTACCCCAGAGGGAAATAAGAGAGGTGGACCTCGACTCAGCTAGAATCTTTTCCGCCTTCTTTGGGCCGATACCTGGGATACCTGGGAATCCATCGGACGTATCACCCATCAACGTCTGCATCATCCACCAACGATCAGCTTGAACCACGCGATTTCGCCATGGCACCGCATCCTTATCTGGATTGAAGATCATTGCTGGAACGGTCTTCATATCCTTGTCGATGGAGACGATGACAGCAGACTTGATGAACTCACTGGTCGCGTAAATGCTCATCACATCATCAGCTTCTAGGCGACTGACAGAATAGGACTCATATTTATCCTGAAGGTAGGCAATGACCTCACCCAGTAACTCAGGTGGATCACCCTTTCGGTTGCTTTTGTACGCCGGATAAATCTCTTTTCTGAAGTTGTCTTTACAGGTGAAGCATAGGATCGCTTTCTTGCACCGTGCGCCATGCGTCCACTCTTTTAGAATATGCTCCGCACTCTCCAGTGCTTGCTGCCTGGAAAGTGTGACGCCTTCGTGTCCATCCTTCCAATCGATGTCCTCTTGTGAAACCGCTGCTGCTCGATATGCAACGATGTCTGCGTCAATCAATGCTGTTGCCATCAGTGAGTCTCGCTCCAATTTGTCCCGATCTGAAAACTTCCGTCCATCTCACATCTCAACTTCAAGTCCCTCCCTGCCTGTCGAATTGAAACAACCATCTGTTCGGCTACCCATTCAGCTACGTCTGGATGGGCTTCGAACTGAACCTCGTCGTGAACGTTCGCGACGTACGCCCACTGATCGAACTCTGCATCTTGATCAAAGAGGACCAACGCCTTCTTCATCACCACTGCTCCAGCCCCTTGGATCAACGTGTTCAGGGCGGAATGGGCGCTGGGTGTGTAGAGCCGCCTACCATCAAGACCCTTCAGGTAGCCTCTATCGGCTGCTGTCTGTCTGACATGAGTGACCAGCTTGTTTAAACCAGTGATCCCATCAGACAGCTTTTTGCGGGTGGCTTTACCAGCCTTGGTTTTTGAACCTTTGAATGGCCTGTCGTTGTAGACCACATCGCCAATCCGTCGGTCGCCAGCGCCGTACATGAAAGCGTAGAAAAGAGTCTTGGCTGAGTTCCGTTGTTCCAGACCGCAAAGCTCTTGGTTAAACGTGTGGAAATCTCCGTTGACCACACGCTCGCTAAACTCACCGCCATCAAGAGGAGCGAGGTAGTGGCCAAGCAGCCTAGCCTCTAGGCCATCCGCATCCACTCCAACCAGCTTCCATCCATCACGAGGGATGAACAATTTCCTCATTCGAGGATCACGATCCGCTTGAGCTACGTTCGGATTCCTGTGGGTCATCCTCCCCGTGCGAGCGCCAAGGGTGTTGACCTCGCCGTGTATCCGTCCATTCTCTTGGAGTTTCAGCCAGCCCTT